GCACAACACCATCTTCAATTAGACCCTGTTCATTGCGTCGCAGAAAGAAACCTAATGAAACATCCCCATTTTCTTTTTCTGTCCAATACTTCAAAATATCCTTAAAAGGGGGCACAGATCGAACCAATACCATTGCCAAGTCAGTGCCAGATAGACGACAAATATCTTCAGGAAAAAGTCTAAAACGCACATTCGGAGTTATACCAGCAGAAACATCAGACATTATAATAGTAACATCATATGTTTTACCTTTTGACTCCTCTCCTAAATCCAATTCAGGAAAAGCGTGATTATTGGTTAACAAGTATTGTCCTTTAACAAAGACACCACAAATATCCTTAATTATATTTACCTGTCTTTCCTTACAATAAAAACGAATTTGCAACTTGACACAATTCTTTTGAAACATTCCAAAACTGCTCACGAGGTGCCTTTGCAAGACTCCTCGATGGTAACGGAATATCAAATGAGGTTAAAGAAACTTCTTTCTTATACCAAACATTCTCACTCGTTTCTTTTTCAAACCTATTATCAATAATTTGCTGAGTATTTTCATCACCTTGTATATTCAAATCTTTATCACTCTTTCCTTTATTCACAAAGTTATACGTAGCATAAAGCGATAAACATAGGCCTAATGCGGCGAGCACACGTGGAATATTTTCCTTTTTAATAACAGAACACCATTCTCCCAAAATTATCAGTTGTTGTCTACTTTCCAAAAAAGGTACTATATACCGTGAAGTTAACATGCGCAAGGCATGATATCGGCCTGCATATTTAAGTAGGGTTATAGTAAAACTACAACAACAATAATACGTATGAGCACGCAAAATAAGATTAAAAGCATATATTCCACTTTGTGAAACAAATCTATAAAAACGGCGGGAATAACAAGCTATACGAGACGCTACATTGCGATGAAAAAAATTATCATCAGAATCATGGCTCTGCAAAATTAAAGAACATTCGCAAATGGAAGTTGGTTTCCAACATGAAAAACATAAAGACTCTGCAACCAAATGACTACCATTCCAAGAATAATAGAGTCGCTGAGACAATGAATCCCACCATGTTAACATAAAAACAACCAAATGTGTTAAAATAGCAATAAATTTTATCAGAAACCAATTTCTAATAAAAATCTCACGGCAAACATCGTCTGTAAAATTAAAAACTGTCCGACAATAAGAAACTATACGATCACGACTCTGCACCTGTAAAGGTTGACAATCGCAATGAACTGTATACGTTCTCAAACAATCCTTACAAACAGTTAATGTTGACATTACTTTATCACTTTTCATGGCATTATCTTGTCTCTTCCTATGTTCCAAAATACTTTTTCCAAAAAACACTAAAAATTCATTTACATCTTCAAATATTTTGTATGGAACAATTCTCGCAT